GGTCTGTCTTTGGAGCAGGTAGAGCGCTTGTAAGTTTAGATTCTACTGACACTGACTTTGATGCGCCGGAAGAAGAAAGAGGTTCTAAGACTGTTACATTGTCCGAAGCTAATTTACCTTCTCATAACCATAAAATTGCCGCAGAACATGGAGGCGGTACAACATCTACTGTTCTTTCTACTGGCTCTCAAACTTTAGCAACTAGACAAACAAACGCAGATACAGATAATCATGATTATAGATTAGGAAGCACAACTGTAGCGCCTACTTTAGGTAAAACAAGTGATGTAGGTAGCGGTACTGCTGTAAACAATATACAGCCGTCCATTGTTGTATACATGTGGAAAAGGACTGCATAATGTCCATCATTACTTCATTAATTGGCCCTGTCTCAGGTTTACTGGATAAATTTATAGAGGACAAAGATAAAAAGAATGCGCTTGTGCATGAAATTACAACAATGGCAGAAAAACACGCACAAGAGCTTGCTAAAGGGCAAATTGAAATTAACAAGATTAGCGCAGGACATAAGTCGCTTTTTGTCTCTGGTTGGAGACCTGCTGTTGGGTGGACTTGTTGCCTTGGCATGGCGAGTAACTTTCTTCTTATCCCGTTGGCAAACTTTGCGCTTGCTTTATCCAAGTCTACAATCGTTGTTCCTTTAATTGATTTGTCAACAATGATGCCTGTACTTCTTGGTATGTTAGGACTGGGCGCAATGAGAACAGTAGAAAAAACAAAGGGCGTTCAAAGGAACAACTAATGAAATTCACAAAGCAAGGATACATACTCTTATGACTTATTTACAACTTGTACAAAGTGTACTAAGGCGACTAAGGGAAGACGATACAATTACGTCTGTATCGGATAACAGCTATTCTAAGTTAATAGGAGAGTTTGTAAACGATGCTAAAAGGATTGTAGAGGACTCTTGGGATTGGTCTTCACTACGTACAACATTTACTATTAACACAGTAGCTAATACATTTAGTTATCAGCTAACTGATTCGGATGTCAGCCTTAAAACATTGGATGTTATTAACGATACATCCAACTACTTTATGAGACCTGTGTCATCCCACTGGATGAATAATGCTTACTTAAACAGTGGTGTGCCTAATAGCTCACCTGTGTACTACTCTTGGAATGGTTTTAGTGAGACAGGGGAAGCTTTAATTGACCTATATCCTATACCTGACAAAGAGTATGTCATACGTGTTAATGCTGTGGATAAGAAAGCACCTATGGTTGCTGACAGTACTACCTTGTATGTTCCTTCCAATCCTGTAATACATTATGCAGTAGCATTGGCTTCTAGGGAGCGAGGGGAAACTGGTGGTACATCCTCAGCGGAACTGTTTGCTATTGCAGATCAAACATTGGGTGACATGATTGCTCTTGATGTTGCAAGACAGGAAGAAGAAACTATTTGGAGACCAGTATAGTGGCTCAACAATTACAGAACGTAACAATTAATGCACCTGCGTTTGGCGGTATTAATACGCAGGACTCTCCTGTGGGTCTTGATCCTAGTTATGCGTCTGTTGCAACTAATTGTGTTATTGACAAGTTAGGGCGCGTAGGGGCTAGGAAAGGCTCAGTGTTGTTGTCTACAGCTACAAATACCGCAGGAGCTTCAGCAGTAAGCACAAGCACTGTAAAAGTAGAAACAATATTTGAGTCCTTAGATAAAAGTGGTGATAAAGTTGTTTTCTCTGCGGGTAACAATAAGATATTTAGTGGTACATCAACTTTAACTGACATAACTCCTTCAGGTTATACTATAAGTGCTAATAACTGGAAGGTTGTCAACTTTAACGATCATGTTTATTTTTATCAAAGAGGGCATGAACCTTTAGTTTATACTGATGAGAGCGGCTCTGGTGTTTTAGAAGCTATGTCTAGTCATAGTCATTCTACAGGAACATCTCCTTACGGGAACGAAGTACTAGCGGCTTATGGTCGTTTATGGGTAGCTGATGTATTAAACAATAAACATACTATTTATTGGTCAGATACTTTAAACGGACATGCTTGGACAGGAGGAGCAACAGGCTCTATTGATTTAACAACTGTATGGCCTACAGGTCACGATGAAATTGTAGCGCTTGCGGCACACAACGGTTTTCTTATTGTTTTTGGTAAAGTATCTATTGTTGTGTATTCTGGTGCAAACGATGTTGTTACATCTAATGTCTTTAAACTACATGACACTGTAGAGGGCGTAGGTTGCGTTGCTAGAGACTCCGTACAACACACAGGTACTGACATTGTATTCCTATCGGATTCAGGTGTACGTAGCTTTGGTAGAGTTATACAGGAAAAGTCTATGCCTATGCGTGACATAAGCAGAAACGTCAGGAATGACTTAGTACGCTATGTTAGTGAGGAAAGAATAGTAAACTCTACACTAGCTTCCGTTAAATCTATGTACAGCCCAGAGGAAGCTTTTTATCTTTTAACTTTACCTAATAATAATATAACGTATTGTTTTGACATGAGACAAGCGTTACCTGACGGATCACATAGGGTTACAACGTGGTCAACTCCTATTGCTTTGTGTTACACAAGAACACAGGACGGTAAGATATACATGGGAAGACAGGGGGGTATTTATGAGTACAAAGGTTTTACTGATAGAAGTGGTGTTTATATAGACACAGGTAGTGATGGAATACCTGATACTTGGGACTATGAAACATCTTCCTATCAACTATCTTACTTTAGCAACCCATTAGATTTTGGAAATTCATCTAATATTAAATTCCTTAAAAAGTTTAAAATGACAATTATTGGGGATGCGGCGGCACAGTCCGTTCTTAATTGGGGGTACGATTATTCAGATTCTTACTATAAGCAAACTTTTACATCCACAAGAACTAATGCAACTACAGCTTTTTACGGAGTTGCAGAGTACGGTATTTCTAGTGTAAATACTCCTGTAGGAGCAACTGCTGATTTTACAGAAAAGTTGGTAGACCCTACTAACCCTAGTGGTGCTAGAGTTCCTGCTACTGAGCCTTCTTTTGAATACTCAGCAGGAACAGAAATACAAGTACCTAACGTACAGGGTTCAGGACATGGAACAACAGTTACTGTAGGTTTAGAATCAACCATTAGCGGATCAGAATTTTCCATACAAAAAATTGACATAAACGTATTACTGGGGAGACTTATTTAATGAGCAATTATACAAAAACCACGGACTTTGCACAAAAGGATTCGTTACCTTCTGGTAGTGCGGCTAAGATTGTGAAGGGTTCGGAAATAAACAATGAGTTCAATGATATTGCTACGGCTGTTGCAACTAAAGCAAACCTAGCAGGGCCAACATTTACGGGGACAGTTACAGTCCCTACACTATCAGCCGCTAATATTGCGGGTACTTTAGCAGGAACAATTAGCGGAGGGAGTTACTAATGGGTTTTTTATCGGACTTGTTAGAATCAGGTCAAGCTTATAAGAGCTTAAAAAGAGATATAAAAAGAAAAACAGACTTTAGAGATGAAACGCTAGCTCGTGGTACTGCCGTAGGTGAGCAAGGATACGAGCAGTCACAATTTGTTCCTTTTAGTGTTACATCTAGCTTAGGCGGAGTACAAGGTACTGCTGAAGGTGGGTTCGACATGAACTTGTCTCCAGAACAACAGGCCATGCAGGATCGTTTGTTTGGTATGTCAGGCAGTTTCCTAGATGAGCTAGGCGGTGATCCTCTTGAAAGACAACAGGCTTTATATGAGCAAATAAGAGCTATACAACGGCCTGAGGAAGAACGTCAAAACCTAGCTTTAGAAAATAGACTATTGGGTCAAGGTAGATTAGGCTTAATGACTTCTCAATACGGTGGTAGTCCAGAGCAGTTTGCACAAGCTTTAGCTCAAGAACAAGCACGTAACGAAGCTTTCTATAATGCTTATGGACAGTCTCAAGCAGACAGACAGCAAGCTTATGGTTTAGCTAGCGGTCTTATGGGTCTAGGTTATGTGCCACAGCAACAACTAAGTGAGTTGTATAAAACTGCTACTCCTACAGCATCCTTAGCACAAAGCGGTAGAGAAACAGGTGCGGCCTTAAATGTTGAATCAATGTTAAAAACTTTGTTTGATAAGGAAGGCGGTTACATTGGACAAACATTAGGAACAGGTTATAACCCCAAGACAGGGGAACGTGTAGGCGGTATCTTTGGAGGATTAGCGGCTAAGGATGACGCTAGAAGCGGTTTCTGGAATGATTTACTTGGTACTATAACAAGCGCAGTTACTGGTGGAGCTAGTGGCGGTTCTGGTGGGCCTAAAGCCTAATAACAAACTATTTATAGGACAATATAATGGCAGATCGAGATTTAGTGGGTTTATTAACAGGCACTCCCACGCAACCAATTCAACCTCTTACAAGAAATCAAAGACTTGCTCAAGAAGCCGGAGGTGGCGGCAGGGCAGTAGGTAAGCTGTTCGCTAAACTAACAGGAAGAGAAGTTCCAGACAACCCTATGGAACAATTAGAAAAATTACTTCCTAATATGAATCCTGAAAATCCTGACGATTTAAGTCAGCTTGCTAAGTTACAAATGTCTTCAGGAAACCCAGTAGGAGCCGCTGAGACAATTGCACGAAGAAATGCTATTTTAGAAAAACAAGAGCTTAAAGATGAAAAACAATCAGGGATAGATGCGAAGAACACAAGCCGTGCGAAGTTTGCAGAATACTTGAATGAAACCTATCCTAATAAAGGTTATGGTGCATTAGCCTTACAGGGTTTAATTACTCCTGCAAACATGAAAAACTTTATTAAGGAAGCTAATGAAGCTAAAGACTATGCAGTGGTAGGCAATAGTGTGTACATACCTAGTACAGGAAAGTTTATAGAAGGGCCAACATCATCAAAAGCAGGTACACCGCAAAAAGAATATAATTCTGAAACAAATCAAAATGAACTTGTTTGGAGAGACGCACAAGACCCTAAAATCGTGTTGCAAAGATCGCCAGTTGCTAAAGCGGAAGATGGAGAAATGTCTGACGCTGACAAAAAAAGAACAGCGCGTAATCGTGACTTAATAACAAATGAAAGAGCAACAGAAAGAAAGGCAACCGATTTAGCTGACTCTTATGAAGGAATGTTAAATAAAGTAAATAGTGGTTTTTATAAAAGTATAGAAGAAGGTTTAAAAGAGATACTTGGTAAGCAGGATAAACTAAGTGATATGTATTTAGCCGCAGACAGACTTAGAGTTGGAAGAGGTGTTAAAAACTTACCTATTGGCCCTGCTTCTGATAAAGATGTTGCATTAGTGATGAAGGGTGAACTTCCTGCTAACGCTTCTCCCGAAGCAATTGTTAGGTATGCCAGAGGAATAGCTAAACTAGCTAGAATAACTAAACAAGACGCTATGTTAGAGAATTCTTGGTATGATCTTTATGGAGACGCTAGAGGTTTTAGTTCATATTCAGAAAAAGAAAGGCTAGAAGAAAGTTTTGCAGGATTTCCTTCAGGAGCTATAGCGGAACTAGAATCAAATATGTCTGATGAAACTATAAAGGAATTTAATGCGGCTTTTAACGTAGATTATTTAGATATGCGTGAAAGGTTAAAAAGATCAAACAAAATTCTTGATGAACTTGACAGAGGTTTTAAATAATGGTTAATCGTTTTGATAAATATAAAACTCCTGTCGATCAAGACGTAAAACCTCTTGATGATAACAACCGATTTGCTAAGTATATAAAAGACGCAGACAAGACAGAACAAGAAGTTCAAATAGAAAGCGGAGAATGGTTAGAAACTGATAACTTTTCTACTGCTATGGCTTTTATGCAAGGTGTTTCCCTTGGTTGGTATGATGAGTATAGAGTAGGTATAACTGCTCTTGCTGAAAGTGCTTTTGGTGACGAAACATATCAACAAGCATACGACAGAAACAGGGCTGAATATGATGAAGTAGCTGAAAATTTTAAAAAAAGACAACCTGTTGTTAGTGCAGGTGCTGAAATAGCAGGTGCTGTTGTTAGTCCAGTGGCTAAAATAAAAACTGCTTCAACTCTTGGATCGTTAGTGGCAAGAGGGGCGGCAGAAGGTGGTATCTATGGAGCAGGAAGCGCAGAAAGCGTTGAAAAAATACCTTCAAAATTTGTTGAGGGTGCAGGTTTTGGAGCAATAGGTGGGGGCATCATAGGATCAGGCGGTTGGCTGTTAAAACGTAAAGTGGCCTCTCCTTTAGAAACAGACGGTGTTTTTACTCCAATCACGTTAGCCGCTCAAAAAGATAAGCCTTCTGAAGCATTGTTGCAGTCTTTTTACAGAGATGTTGTTGGCCCTAGTTTTGGTGGTAAAGGAGTTATACGAGGACAAGAGGAAGTTATAGTTGCTCCTTTAGCTTTAAAACAAGCCGAAAGAAAGAAAGAACTTAAAAACTTTATTAGGGCTTCTAAAGCTGAAGGCGCTGAAGCGTCTGCTCAGTTAAATAGAGCAGTGGCTGATATTAAAGAAACAGGTAAGATAAAAATAGCAGATGTAAAAACACAAGAAGAAATATCTAAAGAAGTTATTGGTGGCAGGTATGATAAATTCTTAGGTAAAGAAGGAGAGATTATTTCTCGTAAAACAGAGCAGTTAAAAAGAAACGTAGAAAATAACAATGATATGTTACGTTTAGCGGCTTTTGAAAGCTCACTGCCTGTTGGGATTAAGAAGTTAGACGTTTCAAACGTGTTAGAGTCTCCTACTCCTAACGTAGCTATGCATCGCCTTGAAAAACTCTGGCAAAAAGAAGGCTTCAGGTCTATTAAAGATATTTCTTTTAGGATAAAACCACAAGAGTTACTTACTCAAATAGAAAAAAAAGTAGCAGAGGACACTACGTTGTCTTTATTAGCAGGAAAGTCTAGTGTTCGCTCTTTGCTTGAAGACGGTTTATCAACTTTATCTGCAAAAAGAAATCCTAAGACAGGTAGAGTTAAAGGAGAAGATTTATCAGCAATTAGGAACTCTTTTGGTATGGCGGCTTCTAAAATGTCTGACGAAGGTGGACAAGCTGTTTTAATAAAAGGTCTCTATAGAGAAATACAAAATGTTATAGATGAGAACATGAAAAAACAATTAAGCGGTAAGAGGTTGGCTTCTTTTGAAGCTGATTTATCTGGTTGGGCATCACAATCTGTTCTTAGAAATGCAGTAACTAAAGCTTCTACAAAAGCAGGGAGACAAGGTAGGTTTACTCCTGATGAGTGGATAACATCAATTAAAAGCAACTCTCCAAGACAAGCCAGAAGAGGAGAAGGGCCGCTAAGAGCAGAAGCGGAGCAGATAGCCGCCTTAACTGCAAAGCAAGAAGAAGCTGTTGTAACTAGTGCTAATGCTCTTTCTAAAAAGTTAGCAGTTAGAAGAACAAACGAAATAAAAAGAGTTAGAAACAAAGCAATCTCTGAGAAATCTGCTATATTAAAACAAACAGCTAGTCTTGAAAGAAATTTACGTAATAATCCAGAATTTGCTGAAAGAATAGCAAGAAACTTTAAGAGAGAAGACGAACTAACTGATGTTATTGAGTCTAGTAAGAAAGAGTTAGACGACATATCTCGTTTAAGAACACCAGAAACTCCTACGTGGTTTCATCAAATGGCGGCTTCAGGTATTATAGGGACTTCTACAGGGGCTACTGGTTTAGCTACAGGAGGAGGGATGGCAGGAGCAGGAGCAGGTATGAGCGGTATTATAGGGACTGTAGCAACTGCTAAAGGTTTGGCTAGTCCCTCTGCCCAAAAGTTTTTAGCAGGTCAGACAGGACTTCAACAATCGGCTCAGAGAGGGTTAAAACAACAAATACCTATGACAGGTATGCAAGCTGTTGATGTCATTAAATCTTTTCCTAGAGCAGGTGTTGGAATGCTTAGCAGAGAAGAATAAAAAAAAGCCCTCTAGGGAAACCTAAAGGGCTTTAGTTTTATAACAAGTTACAACTCTATACTATTTCACATGCTCCACCTACACACGCTAACTCTTGAGAACCTGTAGTATTATCCTCTTGTTCAAAATGTTCAAGGTCATTCCAATCAACACCCACAGGCATCTGCTGTACTAACTCCTGATACTTATCCTCGCTGATGTCTTCATAAGGAGCTTGCTGATACACATGATCACTTACTGGCAACAAACTAATCCCACTGCACAAGTCAAAGTTATTCCAAATCCACTGTGCTACTTCCAAGAACTCATCGTCTGTATAATAAACAGTGATGCTTGGCTTATGTTCACACCAGTGGTTCTGATAAGCCTTCCATAACTTAAGCTGTTCCATTGCACCCACCTGTTTGACTGTAACACTAGTCTCTGGTGACTTGACAGGGAAACTATAGACTAAGGATGCAGGGGACATGATGTCTTGCTCTACAGGGAATCCTCCTGCTGACATGAACTGTGCAAGCGGGTCTTTCGCGTCTGAACGAACTCTTCTAATGTAATGCTTAGAAAACCTAGGATGAATGCCACTAGCGCTATCGACCAACTGAGACACAGTACCACTAGGCTTAACGCACGTAATAGCCACTGACTGATTGATTCCCAACTTTTTTGCCCAAGCTTTATTAGTTTTGATTGCCACATCTTTTAAATCCTCCAACCACTTTGCTGACGTTATGTCATTGCTTAAGACCTTGTGATCCATAATGCCTGTCAAGCTTAAGCCAAGTAACGCCTCTTCCTCTGTGTTTCTCTGCCACAACTTACGTAGATACCTGAAGTCAGTCAGAGTAGCCTGTAGTGTGCCTATAATAGCCGCTAGTTCTACTTTTTCCTTAAGGGTAGCTTTGGTATCATTAGCACGTACAACCACCTCAGACAGGTTACAGAACTGATTACTGCGTAGGATAATCTCAGAGCAAGGGTTAGTACCAAAGTCCTGCTCAGGGTCTCTACGTCCGTTCCTAGCGGCTATCTTTTGTGCCGCAACTCTACTAAAGATACCACGCTCACCTGCTTTAGACTCGTACATGTTCTGCATCTCAGACAGAAAGGACTCAAAGTCAGGCTTCTCTGTGTACGCTACGCTGTTGTTAGCGAGTCTACGGTGTCCTTCACTGCGCCACCAATCACCCATCTTAGCCTTAGCCATACGTGGGTCGGATAGGTTAGACAGGCTAATCAAAGCAGACCTACGTACACCACCCACCACTACAATGTCAGCTATCTTACAGCAGATGTCGTGACACTCAATGGATGTCAGCTTACGTCCTGTGGCCTTGGTAAACACCTCTATACAGAAGTTAAACAAATCTACCAAAGGCTCAGGGCCGCTTGCTCTACCACCGAATGTCTTAAGTCTTGCTCCGGCAGGTCTCACTTTGCTCACATCCCATTGAGGTACTTTACCTGCGTACAACATAGCTATCAACTCACGGAATGCGGAAGCCCAACCGATCTTACTATCGGAGACAACAATCATACTGTCAGTTTTATGGAAGGACTCAGCAACCATCGGTAGCTTGTTGATAAAGTTACGCTCAACACTGAAGCCTACACCTGTACCACACATAAGGACATACATCAACTCATCAAAGCTACGAGGTGAGTCTATGTGCAAATAACTGCAGTTAAACCCTGCTACATTGTCTTTGTCTAATGCTTCCCCTGCTGTCATCATACATCGCATTGACGGCATTACTTTTAAGCTGTGTATTCCGTTGTACAGTCGTTTGGCTGTCTTCTTGTCAAGCTGTCCACGGTTGACCCAGAAGTCCACATAACGCTGTACTGTCTCCTCCCAAGTCTCTCTACGTTTCTCTTCAGGCATCCAACGTGCGTAGCGAGACTTATGTATAAACTGCTGATATTGATCCATTAACTGTTCTCCTTTTTCCAAGTAACATAATTATAAATAGCTTCTCGCAAGGTTTTGCCATAGATTTCTATTTCTTTTTTAAACCATAAAAACTCAAACAAAATCCAATAATCGTTCCACCAAAGTTTAGGTTCGTTAGGTGGTACGCTCTTCTCTCTATAATAACAGAAGCCCAGTAAAGCCCTTGTCTTCGCACACATATCATTAGGGTTCTCATCCCCTACAGAAATAAGTCGTAGATATGTTTCTCTCATCTTATCGTCACGTTTCCAATTTCCTCCATTAAAAAGACTAAAAGATATAAACATTAACTATTCTCCTTGGAAACTATAATGGTTAGTTTGTTTAAGTACCACTTAGCTTTATTTAAGTCCTCTACCTGTCTTCCTTTGTAATCATAACGCCAAAGGTACTTCATACAGTTGCCCTTGAGATACCCTTTGAATGCAACACTGGACATAGACTCTTCTATAGCTTCAATACACTCAATGTTTCCTGTGTTATAATGCTTAGGTTTGTTAACTACATCCTCACGTTCACTGTTCGCTATGTCGTGGTAGGCTTTCATAGCCGTGTCAATCTTAGGTGCTTTTTCAATAGCAGGGTATTCCTTTCGTAACCTATCCCACTCAGCAGGAGTTGCATCATTAAGTCTCATCTTCAGTATCCTCTGTGAATTTATCTCTATTAATAATTAAACGATCTTCAAAAGCTTCCAAAACATCTTCGGGGGTTATGTCCAACACTTCACACAACAGAACAACATCATACTCCCTTATTACTTCTTCCTTTAATTCCTCAAGTGTTAGTGACATTTTTATTCCTCACATACTTCAGTAACTCTTTAGTTGTCTTTACAGTGAAGTGTGCTAAACCTTCCTTGTCACACCACTGCCCCATTGTCATTTTACTACCTTTCCTTACTTTTTTGTTAGGGTCTGACAACACAAATACTAACTCCCAATCTCCGATAGAATCTCTTATGGATGTGTACTTCTGTGTGTCCCCTACTCTAAAGTAACCCTTGGCCTCAATCAGTATCTTCTTGTCTTCATGTACAAAGTCTGGAAGATAGTTCTTACGTATAATGTAAGGTAACTTGTAAGGCTCATACTTAAACTCTTTATTAAGTTGATCATAAAGAGCGGACTCAAGTCCCGATCTAAAAACCTTCTTCATCTAGTATGATCTCCTGTACGTTAGGTTCCTTAACCACCTTACAGAGAAACTTAGGAGCGTAGGAATAATTGAATACTCTTAAGTCTGGGTAGCAATGTTTTTTGAATTGACAGTAGGAGCAACCAACGGAGAGTTTTAAGTTTCCTGACTTGCCATCGGGCAAAGGTTCGTAACAAAGTAACTCTGGCTCTGGATGCCCCACTAGCTTTTTTACATGACGTACTCTCTCTGCTATATCCTGAGACAGCGCATCGTAAACTCTAGCATCCTTATCATCCAAGTCGTACTTGAGGTAGGTCAGGTGTCCGTTGGCTTTGTCCATAGCTAACCATCCAAACTTCCTGTCTCCTTCTGAGTGAGCGTAGGCTTTGATCTGATCAATATAACCAAAGGGATCGTCAAAGGCAAGCGATCCATCCTTGAACTTCTTAAACCCATAACTGCTTGCTGACTTGACATCAGTAACAACACCGTCAATCTTGCAGTCCATGTGACCCACAATTCCTTCAACTTTACATACCTTCTGTTCGTCAGTTACACTATGTCCTGCCATGCGAGTAAGGAACAACAACATCTCCTCAATCAAGTGACCGTACATAAACTTTACATACGTGTGTGGTAAGATGTCCTCGCCCTCAGTACCATTGACATGATTCCATAGGTACTTATCGGTGCGCCCAATGTTAGACAGACGTAACTTACGATTATCCTTACGCTTCTCCCTGCCAAACTCTGTACGCATAAGAGCCTTAACACCTTCACCAAACTTGTCTATCTCTGCCTCAACGTCTACGGATGGATCAGCGTCCTTACTGACCATTAGATCGTAGATGTCTTGCACTAAGTTATCCGTTGTTTTAGTGTTCATGGATCACTTCCAGTATTAGTTCATTAGCTACAGCGTGGGGTAACTTAAACCACTCATTAATGTTGTCACACTCTTTGGCTAACCTTACGTGTGCCGCAGATTCCGCAACTCTCCTATCGTTTACTTCATAGGAGTACAGTAAAGCGTAGTCCCTAAAAGGTGAGGACGTTTGATAATTCTTTAGCCTGTCATTGGAATCTACAGCCATCCCAACCTTCACCCACTCAGGCCAAGCTTTGTTATATATAACGTAAACTTCTCCCTGTGGGTTCGCCTCATAGTTTTCCAAGGAACTAAAGGCCGCTTCCTCAAACCCCTTGTATCTCCCTGCTTTGTACAAAGGGTGGGTCTTCTTTATTTCCTTACCGTTAACCCACATACGTTTTGCATCGCGAGCCTTAACAGCGTCTGGATTATCTTTGTAATACCAAGGCTTATTAGTTTTAGGATTAATGCGTGTCTGCCCAACTATTTCCAACTTTAAACTCCCCTGCAAGGGGGCAGTTGAGTTTGTAGTGAATTCCTGCGGCTTCGACACAGCTAGTAGCGAGTCCTCCGAAAACCTTTGCTTTCTCTTCTCTGACCTCTGTCTGGATTTCATCGTGTATGTTTCCTATAAAGTTATAGTCTATACCCCATAGTATAGCATATTCGTTAAGTAAGCACAACGCTTTTTTCATTACGATAGCACCTGCTGATTGCAACAGCGTATTTAGAGCCGCGTGTTCTGACCGTACATAGACCCTTCTTCCATCCAAGCCATAAACATAACCTCTTCCTGCCGCCAAGCTAACTCGTTCTCGTAACTTTCCAAGAGATGGCGTATTTCTAAGGAACTTTTCCTTAAGACGTTTACCATCCTGTCTAGTTCCTCCAACGATACTTCCGATCTTGGCATCTCCGGCCCCATAAAGGAAAGCGTATATGAAAGTCTTTGCTTGATCTCTAGTTTCAAGGCCGCTAGCCAACTGATTTGCCGTGTGAATATCTCCTGTGAGAATTTCATTTGTATAGCCCTCGTCGTTCATGTAATGTGCAAGCATCCGTAACTCAAGACCACTTGCGTCCATACCTACAAGTTTGTAACCTTCCGGTACTGTCCATACGTCCCTGCACTCCTTACCGTACGGTGAGTAAACCGCAGGTACTTGACCCATGTTGGGACTAGAATGTGTCATGCGGCCCGTCACTGCACCGTTAGAATTAACGTACCCGTGTACTCTACCGTCCTCCTTAACAGCCTCTAGCCAACTCTGTACCTGAGCCACACGCTTCTGTATCATAAGATACTCAGCTATCAAAGCGGCCTGTGGTATGCCCTTCACTGTACCTAGCACTGCCTCATCAACGATGGCCTGTCCTGTCTCAGTGAATTGCTTAGGTTTCCACCCATAATACTGAAGGTGTCTACCTATCTGTTGTCGTGACCCTAGATTAAACACAGGGAAATCTATGCGGCTAAAAGGTGCTACTGCTGTTTGCCATTGCTCACCAAGGAACTTAAGCCCAACAACAGAGAGCGTACCGTCCTTCTTAATCTTGGGTGTAATCTGTTTGACAAATGTCGGTAACGGTGTGAAAACCTGATGCACTTCGTCTTCAAGGTCATTCTTCTTCTCCTTTAGTGTAGCCAGTAAATGATAAGCTTTCTCTTGGTCTAAAAGCCAACCTGTTTTAATTTGCTTTGAAATAACACCCTGTACTTGATGCTCAAGATCAACACTTTCAGGCTTAAAATCCTTAAGTTCAAGAAGTAATCTCTGGTACACCAACGTATTAACTTTAACATCCTGTATACAATACTCCAACATATCATACGAAAAAACATCCCAAACATTATGATCTCCTTTAGGGCAATTAAGTATAGCACCCCAGTTATCTAAGGAATGACCGCCCTCTCTTGATGGATTAGCTAATCGGGACATTACCAGTGTGTCAGTTATTTTACACTTGCTAAAGTCTACCGCTAGCAGTTTCTCCAGTACAGGTATGTCATACCCTATAAGGTTGTGACCAATTAGTTCGCACTCGTCCTGTAGTTGTAACCAAGTTATAAATTCAGGTAATCTATCTCCTGACCAAGTAAGGGAATCATCGTGTCCTCCTAGCTGTCGCACAACAATACACCACACGGTATCAGGGTCAAGCCCATTGGCTTCAATGTCAAGTACAAACTGTTTCATTAAAACTCCGATTCATCGCCCATTGGACAGCTTGTCTCCACCATCCTTCCTGAGTCCTTGTCATAATAAAGGTAGCAAGCAGGGCCAGTGAGTCCAACAAATCTGTTCTTGAGTACACGAACTGTTGTAGTGTTCCGTGTCTCAGGGTCAGCGTGTTGTTGATCTCGTTCAAGTCCAATAACAATGTCGCTAAGTTGCGCGATTGCCGCTGAACCTCTGAGTTCTCCCAAGCTTATTCTACCGCCGTCTTCAT